TTTTAAGAATCGTATCCGAGAGATGGAGATAGACCTTGAGTCTTTTAAAACAGAAGTTGATGACAGGAAGGACGCTAGGGCCAAGTTCTCTGGGGATGTTACACCCAAGGTGTTCTGCATACTGGCGTTGGTTTTGTACGGCGCTTATGTAATGACTGTGACCATCCTTCCTCATGACCAGAACGATGAGACTATTATCTCTTTGGTTCTGGGTCAGTTGTCTGGGATACTTGGCACTTGTGCCGCATTTTTCTATGGCGGATCTAATGGCAAGAAATAACATGAAGCAGTTAATTGAAATGTTAAGGCGTCATGAGGGTGAAGTTAAAACCAATGGCCGTCATGTTGCCTATAAATGTTCTGAAGGATACTGGACTCTCGGTGTAGGGCGTAACATAGATCCAGAGAATGGTATCGGTTTGTCTGATGACGAAGTTGATTATCTTTTGGAGAATGACATAGAGCGTTGCATAAAAGAAATCTCTAGTGAGTACCCTTGGTTCAACGATCTAGATGATGTAAGAAGGGATGCGATAATTAATATCTTTTTTAATCTTGGTGCTACAAGGTTCAGAGGTTTCAAGAACGCTATAGCCGCTATGGAAGAAGGCAACTTTGGCAAAGCCTCTACAGAATTTTTGGATTCAAGATGGGCGAAGCAGGTTAAGGGAAGATCTCTTGAGGTCACTGACCTTTTAAAAAGTGGCGAGTATGTTAAATAGGTTTGCGATATGCTGGTTAAGTACAAGTTTGCTCCGGGTGTAAACAAGGAAGGTACAGAATACACAGCCGATAGTGGCTGGTATGATTCCGATAAAATAAGATTTAGGAAAGGTCGGCCAGAACAGATAGGTGGTTGGCAGAAATATTCTATTAATACATTCCTCGGTGTGTGCAGATCCATCCACGATTGGAATGCTTCTGCCTCTACAGCATATCTCGGTGTCGGAACTACCCTAAAGTATTACATCAACGAGGGTGATCAGTATTACGATATTACTCCTATTAGAGCAACCACAGCAGCAGGAGATGTTACGTTTGCGGCTGTAAACGGTGATGCCACTCTTACCGTAACTGACTCATCCCACGGCGCTATTCAGAATGACTTTGTTACTTTCTCTGGGGCTACCAGTTTGGGCGGCAACATAACTGCTGTAGTCCTAAATCAAGAGTATCAGATAGCTACAATCATTGATGTCAACTCTTATACGATAGAAGCTAAAGACACTAGCGGTAATACAGTTCTTGCTAATGCATCTGACACGGGTAATGGGGGAGCCTCTGTGGTGGGGGCGTACCAGATAAATGTTGGGTTAGATACTTATGTCCCTTCATCTGGTTACGGAGCTGGAACTTGGGGGGCTTCTGTTTGGGGAGGATCTACTCCAATAAGTTCTGGTAATCAGTTGCGTCTATATAGTGAAGACACTTTTGGCAATGATTTGATATTTAACCCAAGGGGCGGCGACATTTACTATTGGGACGAGAGTGTTGGGATAGGTAGCAGAGGCACAACTCTGGCTAGTAATCCGTCCGCTTCTAACTGTCCGACTATTTCTTTGCAAGTTATGGTGTCCGATGTAGACAGGCATACTATTGCGTTTGGTACTAACACCATTGGCTCTTCAGAAATTGACCCTTTGCTTATTAGATGGTCTGATCAAGAAAATCCTTTTGACTGGACGCCTACAGCTACAAACACTTCTGGTGGTGTTTCTTTGCCTTCTGGTTCTTATATTCTTGGAGCCTTAAAGACAAGACAGGAGATACTAGTATTTACAGATAACGGCATTCATTCAATGCGCTATTCTGGCTCTCCGTTTACTTATCAATTTGTCTTGGTAAGTGAGAATTTTTCTATGTTATCTCCCAAGGCGGCAACAAGTGCAGGTGACGTTGTCTACTTTATGGATCGCGGCGGGTTCTATATGTACAACGGTGCCATTCAAAGGCTTACCTGTACTGTTCTTGACTATGTGTTTAGCAACATAAATCAGGAGCAAATATTTAAAGTTTTTTCTACAACAAGTTTAGACTTTTCTGAGGTCACTTGGTTCTACCCGGTAGGAACTGGCAATACTGAATGCACTAACTATGTTACCTACAATTATGTAGAGAACTCTTGGTCTGTCGGTACTTTAAGTCGGGGGGCTTGGATACCTGCAAATACTCGCAGCTTTCCAATAGCCTCTTCTAATATTATCGGAAACTCATATAACTATCTTTATTTTCACGAAAATGGATTTGATGCTGATGGTGAGGCAATGAACTCCTACATAGAGTCTGGAGGTATAGAGCTTGGTGATGGAGAACAGTTCATGTTTGTCACCAGAATGATTCCTGACTTTGAGTTTAGAGGGGCGTCTTCCTCCGCTGCTGTTAATGTAATTCTTAAGGGAGGGGATTTTCCTCTTGAAAATAAACAGACCCTTTCGACCTCTTTAGTTACCGAGAATACTAAGCAGTCCTATGTAAGGACAAGGGCCAGAGAGACTGTAGTAAGGATAGAAGGCACTGGGACTGGTTACGGCTGGACTCTTGGTGATTTGAGATTTGACATTAGATCTGATGGAAGAAGGTGATGGCTAAACAGAGACATGTCATCCTTCCCGTTGCGGGAATAGATTACAATTACGACAACGAACTTACTACGAGGAGATCGATAGAAAGGTATTTTAATGAGGTTCAAGATACGATTAATGTCATATCTAATCAGAACGACAAAGATGCCTCTCTGTCTCTTAGGAAGTATCAGTTCATGTTTATGGGTGCTAAATGACAGACGTTATAAAAGTTCTAGGTCAGCTTGATGCAGTAGCTACAACTACTGAGGTTCTATATACAGTCCCTGATGTGACCGTGACAACAGTCAGTTCTTTCGTTGCCTGCAATAGAAACGCAGCCGCCCAGACTTTCAGGCTCAGTATTCATGTCAATGATGCTGGGGCAGATAACAAACAATTTTTATATTATGATAAGCAAGTAGACGCTAATGACACCTTGACAGCGGTCATAGGTATTACGTTGGGGCAGGGCGATGTTATGAAAGTATATGCCAGCTCAACAGATTTCAGTTTTAGCGTGTTCGGCGTGGAGACCAGTTAATGAATAGAATGCCCCCGTTGCAAAGAAATGCAGACGAGTTAGCTAGATACGGTAGGTACGGTGACTCGATGCTGGTTCATATGAACCCCGCTGAGGTTCAGGGAATTGCGTCCTTGTCCCCCACTGGCAAGCTCACCAGAAACCCCGTCACGGGCCAGCCAGAGGCTTTCCTGCCATTTCTGGCTCCCCTGCTGGCTAAGGCCGTTCCTGCCGTCCTAGCTAAGGCTGGGCTTGGTGGGCTGGCTAGTGCCGCCGCTGCCGCTCCGGGCGTAACCTCCGCCATAACATCTGGTCTGGTCACTGGTGTTGCTGAGGGGGATCTTGAGAAAGGCATTATGGCTGGCATCACTAGCTTCGGCATAGGTAAGGCTATGGGCGCAGCCAGTGATGCAGTGAATTTGGGTAGTGAAGTTGGTGCAGTTGAATCCGCTCAAAAAGCAGTCGATTCCACGACAGATGTTTTGGCTAAGTCTGGTCAAGTCCCGGCTCAAATGTTAGCTGGGCCTCCGAATCCAGCCGACTATATTTCTAATGTTGGTGGCCCCGGAATGAATCAAGGGTTTAATGTTCTGACGGATGTTGGTTCTGAAATTACACCTGAGCAAATTGCTAACATTAATGCTCAGACCGCCCTTGGAAATGCCGAGTCTGCTTTAAGTTCTGCAAGACTTGATGTTAGTCCAAAAGATCAGATAGGCGCTATGTTTAAAAGAGAAGGTCTTCAGTCATTTGGCGCAGAAATGATGAAGCCTTCCAACATTCTTCCAACCGCTATTGGCGCTGGAAATCTAGCGCAAATGGACGCTATGGAGAGGCAGAATGCTATAGGTAGAGAGCAAGAAGCTAAGAGACAAAGAATGCTAGACAGGCAGCGAGGCATTATGTCTGGCGCTGCATCTGTGGCACAACCAAGAAATCCATTTGCCGGGGTATTTAAAAAACCCGGACTAAGTGCATTTAGCTCATAGGAATTTATTATGCCTGATAATAGACTAGGTGAAGATGATACTGAGGGCCGTAACGATTCAGATTACGGAACTGCTGGTTTTGGTGCTGGTGAAGTTCTGGGTGGTGAGGCTGCAAGAAGACAGCAGGAAATATTAACGGGCAGTCAGTATTCAGCGAATATGCCGCCGCAGGGTTACCGCCCCGGATTTCAACCAGAGTATCTGTACTTCGGAGATCCTCGTTATCAAGATTATGCGGCTCTTCTTCCGGGGGTATATGGCAATGACTATCAGTCTCTCGGCGCTCCCGCCCCAGTACCTGTTGGCGCTCCCGCCCCAGTACCTGTTGGCGGTGTAGACCCTGCAACCGGGCTTCCCTTGTATACTGGAGGTGATCTAAATTTTTCTCAGGCCGATATAGAAAATGCAATGGATCTTATTATATCCGGCCAGTACGACATCAATTCTCTGGCATCTCAGCTCGGTGTGCCACAGGATGTCGCTTATAACTTGTACAATCAACATCTGTATGAAAACTATGGTGTGGGTGCATTTGATCCTAGCGTCAGTGATTTAGATGACTCTGTATTGCAGCGATATTATGGAATAGCAGATCAATACGGTTATAGTCCAGAGCAGATTGCTAGGGTGTTTGGCACCCCTCTTGATAGGACAAGATCGTACTTGACTGATCAATATTTTGGAGGAATTCCGGTAGATCAAGACTATACCTCTGACGAAGCGCAACAGGTCTATGACCTATATGCATCTGGGCGTATGGGAGTTAAAGGAATATCCAATTACTTTGGTATTCCAGAGAGTGAGGTTAGGAGAATACTGGGAGAGATAGAGGGAGCTGGCGGGTCAACCGCTGGGATTGTTGGTGCGGCCCCAACTCCATCTAACACTGATCAAAGTATGCAGCAAGTTGCTGCTGGTGGAGTGGGTTCTACCGCTGTATCCGCTGAAGATGTGAGAAACACTGACAGGTCTAGCGGGGCCGTTACCTCAAGAGATGACACTGAGGGGCAGGGCGTTAACCCTATTGCTACAGCTATGGATCTTTACTCTTCTGGCGTTGAGATCCCAGCCGATCAAGTCAAAGAGACCCTTGAGTATGCACAAGCAAGAGGTATCTCCTACGCACAGCTAGACCAGATGTTTGGCGCCCCTGCTGGTAGCGCACAGGATGCAGCCGCCGTTCTGGGTATGGCTGCTAGTGCTGGGGGCATTGTAGGTATGGCTAGGGGTGGAAAGTTCCCAGACCTCAGTGGTGACGGAGAGGTCACGCAGGAAGACATCCTGATGGGCCGAGGCGTAATTGAAAAGGCTGAAGGTGGATTACTTTCTGGTATAGCTAGTATGTTTGAGAAGGAAGAAGAACCTAAGCCACAGGGCGGTGCTTTGCTGACCGAGACCGAAAGTTATCTGGAGGCCCAAAGGATATTGGGAGACCCAGATTCAAGCGATAGAGATAAGGCGTTTGCCAGAGGCACGTTAGAGACTCTCAAGCCTGAGCAGCAAGGCGGAAATATGGATATGAACTCCTTCTCCGAAATGATGCAGCAGGTGGACAAGATCCTTGGCGCGACTAAGAATATGCAGGAAGGCGGCTACATAGATCGAGACCAGCTAGACAGTCTTATATCAATGACTCGTGATGCAATCCTTGGTGATGCCGAGAACGCTGATCAGATCATACAAGCCTTCATCTCTGTGTTTGGTCAGGAAGCTTTTGAAGAGCTTAGAGACCAAGTCCTTCAGTCGCAGGTTCCTGATGCACAAACAGAGGGCATGATCGAGGGTTCTGGTGGCGGTATGGATGATGAAGTTATGGGTATGATCGGCAACCAACAGGGTGTGGCCGTGTCTCCCGGTGAGTACATCATCCCCGCTGACGTAGTTTCCTCTCTTGGCGATGGCAGCAGTGATGCTGGCGCTGACAAGCTAGACACAATGCTGGATGATGTCAGGATGGCTAAGACAGGCCGTACCATTCAGCCCGGTAAGATCGATAACAGGGTTATGCCTGCATGAGCTTACTGGTTAAACAGATCCTACCGCAGGACATAAGTTCTGTTTGGGATACTGTTGAGCCATTTGTAGAGGACGCATTAAAGAAGGGTACGGAGAGCGAAGACTACTCTCTAGATTACAACTCTTCTCACATCCAGCTCTACTTGTCTAAGGGAGAATGGATGCTTTTAGTAGCAATGGATTCAGATGGCCTGATTCGAGGCTGTGCCACTGTTGCTTTCATTAACTACCCTATGCACAGGGTAGCTTTTATTACTGCTATTGGCGGCAAATTGATATCAAATAAAGAGACATTTGATCAAATGAAAACTATCCTTAACAAGTTCGGAGCGACAAAGTTACAGGGCTATGCCCGTAAGTCTGTCGTGAGACTCTGGGAGCGTTTTGATTTCAAGCCGGTTAATACTCTGATCGAGGTGAGAATATAATGGGCGGTGGCGGCGGCGGTACAAATACCGTACAACAAACTATACAAGAGATCCCAGAACAGTTAGCTCCCTATTATGACGAGCTAATGGGTCGGGGTACGTTTCAGTCTTTACAACCATACACTCCTTACCCTTATAAAAGACTGGCTGAGTTCTCTCCATTTGAACAGCAGTCTATGGCCGGGATTGGTGCGCTTGCTCGGACAGGAACGCCAGAGGCTATGCAGACTGCTATAGAAGGTAGTCAGTATGTTGCTTACAAAGACCCGTATGCTGAGGCGATTAGGCAAGATCCAATCACTGCGGCTATGGTCAACACAATCTCTGCTGCCCAGCCAGAGCAGGTTGGTACGCTGGGTGATGTTGGAACTTATCAGACCTATATGAGTCCCTATCAGCAGCAGGTCACTGACATTGCGAAGCGGGAAGCAATGCGATCTTCTGAGATTCAGGGTTCAGATATGGCCCAACAAGCAGCTCTTGCGGGAGGTTTAGGTGGCTACAGGGAAGCCATCATGCAGGCCGAGAGACAGCGCAATTTGGGCCAGCAGTTGAGCGATATTCAGGTTACAGGCAGTCAGCAGGCATTTGAGTCTGCTCAAAGGGCGTTTGAGGCTGACAGAGCCGCCAGAGAGTCCGCTGCACGATTAGGCATAGCAGGGTACGGCGCGTTACAAGCAGACATTGGGCAACGCCTTGGAGCTGCACAGATGGGTTCTGATTTGGCATCTCAGGGTCAGGCTATGGAGCTTACTCGGTTGAACGAACTGGCCCGTGCTGGTCAGCAGCAGAGAGGTCTGTTGCAACAGAGCTACGATATTGGCTATCAGGACTTCCTGCGCCAGCAAGCATTCCCTGTGGAGCAGTTGTCTCTCTACAGCAATCTGGTCAGAGGTATGCCTATGCAGCCGGGAACCACACAAATTCTCTATGGGCAGCAGCCCACAATGGCACAGCAGTTGCTCGGCAGTGGCATAGCCGCCGCTGGTTTATATGGGGCAACTAGGAGATAGAATATGTACAACATCCTTGAGGTTGAGGATAAGATCAAGGGCTTGCCGGATCAGGCATTGATGAGAGAAGCCCAGTTTCCTAGCGGTGATGTGCCGCAGTTTCTTGTTGTTTCAGAATTGCAGCGCCGGAATGAGATGCGTAAGTCCTACGCAGCTATGCAGGAACCATCTCAGACTGTTCCGGTTGCCCAACAGGTAGTGGCGGAGGCAGGTCAGGGTATTGCTGGCGTTGTGGGCGGCAGTGCTTTGCCTGCTTCTGCTCCTATGCAAGCACAGACCCCAATGGCTGCGCCTATCCAGTCCTCTATGCCAGCTCCTATGCAGCCTCCTATGCCAAGCCCTCAAGCCCCTTCTGGGATAGTGGGTATGCAGTCTGGTAGAACAGTGCCTTATCGGACTCAATATACAGATTTCACTTCGATGTCTGAGGCGAGTGATCTTGAAGATCTCTATAGGAGCTTAAACCCCGATCAAGCTCAAGAGTTTATTGATCTGATTAACAGAGGGGTCAAGCCTGATGAGGCTGTCCGCACTGTGTCTAGCGTCTTCAGAGATAGAGATGGAGTGACTGAATATGTTGGCATTGCTGAAGGTGGATTTGGTATGCCAGATGACGTATCCAAGCTCTCCCCGCTAGACCAAGCTCTTGCAAGATACGGCTCAGACTACAGTATTCTGAGTGATGAGGCGTATCAGTCTGGCCGTAATAGGCAAGGACAAATAACGTCAAGCATTCTTGATCTTATAGAAAAGAGGCCAACTACAGAAATTTCTGACAGAGAGTTTATTCCCAGCACCA